AAGGCCAGGATCAGGTTGTTCGATACATTAAAAATATGGTAAGATTTTACAAGGAGAACTAATATGGCAGGACTATTAGAAGATGCGATCGTAGAGGAGTTACCTGTAGAGGAAGCTCCTGTAGAAGATGGATCCATGGATACAACTAAGGTATCCCCTGATGAATCAGCACCTGTGGATGCCCCGGCTAAACCTGAATGGTTGGAAGATAAGTTCTGGGATGCTAAGGGTGGCGCAAATACGGAAGCTCTTGCTAAAAGTTATGCAGATCTCCGAAAAGAATTCAACACTAAGAACAATGATAAAGTTGGCGAGACAATAGAAGATTATGCCACAGAAGCGTTCATGGCTCAGGAAGGTATGGCGGATATGAAAGATGATCCAGCTTTCAACATGGCTCTTAAAATGGCACAGGAATCGGGTTTGGGTGTAAAACAAGCTCAGACTTTTATAGGTAAGTTCATGGCAGGGATGGGTGAGTTTGCTCCTCAGCCTGTAGATGTGACAGATGAGCTTTCCAAATTAGGAAAAAATGGTTTGCATATGGTGTCAGGAATTAAGTCATGGGTAGATGGTATGAAGAACCAAGGCCAGCTTAATGACGAAGTACATGCAGAACTATTAAAATTAGGATCATCCGCAGCAGGAATTAAAGCCTTGGATGTTCTCAGGCAGAAAGCGGGAGTGATCAATATCCCTACAGGAGATGCCCTCAACGGTACTACGCACATGAGTGCTGAAGACTGGTACTCCGCTACATTTGAAACCCATGCCGAGGCTGGTGAATCTAAGGACGCATACAATGTGCGTATGTCGAAACTTGGAGAAACTATCTTTGGTACAGGACATGGAACCTTCACCGGTTCTGGTCTTGGAACTGGGAGACGGTAGGTAAAAGATAAGACCTGTGATGCTCCGCAACCTTCGGGCCGGTACTCCTCATTATGGCAATCTAACCCTTTTATATAACATATTGATACAAGCAACTATAACCGTAATAATTATTTAATTTTTTAAAATTTGGAGTAAATTAACATGAGTAGATACATTAGTGACCTCGCGGTGGCAGAGTATGACCGTGACGTAAAACAAGAATATGCTGAGAATGCTCAGCTCAGAAAATTGGTTAAAGTAAAATCTGGTGTAGTGGGAACAACATGCCGTTTCCAGAAAGCAGCCCAGGGTTCAGCAACTCAGAAAGTTATGCAAGCGGATGTTGTACCGATGAACATTGATTACTCAAGCGTTACAGCCACAATGGTTGACTGGAATGCTCCTGAGTACACTGACATCTTTGACAAAGCTAAAGTTAACTTTGATGAAAAATCTGAATTGGTTTCTCTCTCTGCATCCGCTGTTTCTCGGCGAGAAGATCAGATCATAATTGATGCCCTTGAAACTGGTGCAACAACCTTGGCCGTTGCTTCCTCTATTGGCACAACCACCACAATGAATACTGCTAAGTTCCGTGATGCTAAACGTCAGCTTGACTATTACAACGTTCCTTCTATGGATCGTTCTTTTGTTATGTCTTCCGAAGCTCTTTATGATATGCTTGGTGATGATGATGCTGATACCTTTGACAAGAATGCTGTTAAGGCTCTTGTTTCTGGTGAGCTAACAACTTGGTTGGGTTTCAAGATTCATACCATTGGTTACATGGCAGAAGGTGGACTTCCGCTTGCTACTAAAAACCGTTCAGCATTTGCTTTCCATAAAGGATCTTTGGGATATTGCATTGGAATGGATATGCATTCTGAAATCAACTACATTGCTCAGAAGACTTCTTGGCTTGTTAATACCATGTTCTCCGCAGGCGCCATCGCTATTGATGCCTATGGAATGGTAACTATCACCCACGTCGAAGCATAGTCAGTAACATAATATAACATAATACACTTTAATATATAAGGAGTCATAACATGGCTTATTCAGGTTCTAAACTTAACAACATCGCGGGTTCCATGGGACAGTCTAACCTTTGGATTTATTCTGATGACAGCAGCACATTGGCAACTATTGATGCAGATAACTACTTTGCATCCGCAACTGATCACGGTGTAAGACTTAACGACTGCTTCCTTCTGGTTGGTTCTGATGGATGCGCACTTGGATGGATGGGTACACTTACTTCTACCACTTCCATTATCACCACTGTAACAGCAATAGCATAGCACAACTGGCCCTGCCTCATAACGGGGTAGGGCCTTTTTTTGGAGAATAACATATGGTAAACGTTAGAACAACAACCGTTGTAATTAATGGTGCCGCCGCAGAAGCATCTCAGAAAGTAGCTATAGCAGACAATAACCGTAGGTATATTGCTCTGTATGCTAAGACTGGATCATGTAAAGTATCCTTGGGTGATGTAACTCACGCAGATGCTTACATGGTAATAGCCGAAGGTAACTACTTTGAAACTGATGCTAACCTTATAGGTGCTATACATTTCAGCACCACGGGCACAGTATTACACGTAATTCAAGACATAGATTCAAATGTATGTCTAACATCGGATAGTCTTATTTTGACATCAGATGGAATCAATTTGACATACAATACAGAAGATTCAACGGGTTCTTTGTCAGCCCCTGTATTTGGTTAATAATAAAGGAATAATAACATGGCTTTACAAATCGTAGCAGTAAATGACGCGTCTCCGGGAGCATGTGTAGACGTTGGTCTTACATGGAACGGATCTACAACTTTAACTGCAACTCAAATCATCGCAGGTACTTCATGCACAATGTCTGGTACACTTGCCGTAACTGGTAATGTAGCAGTTAACACGGATAAATTCACGGTAACAGCAGCCTCAGGTAATACGCTTGTTGCTGGTACTCTTGCTGTAACAGGTGCTCCTACCTTCACTGGTGCTGCAACTTGCTCAGATACTCTAACAGTAGTTGGTGCATCCACATTAACTGGGGCTGTAGGTTGTGGCGCTTCTGTTACACTTGGAGCAGGTGCCGACATTATTGGTTCTGCTACCTCTGACATTACAATCAATACTAATAAATTCACTGTAGCTGGTGCAACTGGTAATACTCTTATTGCTGGTACTTGCGAGATCACTGGTGCCACCACTCAGACTGGTGCACTTGGCTGTGCTGCTTCCATCACACTTGGAGCAGGCGCAGATATCATTGGTTCATCTACCTCTGACATTACAATCAATACTAATAAATTCACTGTAGCTGGTGCAACTGGTAATACATTAGTTGCTGGTACTTTGACCCAGACTGGCGCTTCTGGCTTTGCTGGTATCGCTACCTTTGCAGAAGCAGTATCTCTCGGAGCAACCAATAATGCAGCCGATAATGGTGCTGTAGCTTTGGATATCACTGAGGCTTATACTGGCTTCACAACTAATGGAACTGGGGCCTTAGCAGCTACTCTTGCTGACGGTACTGTTGGTCAGGTTAAAATCTTGAAGATGGTACTAAAAGAAACTAATGATGCAGTTGTAACCCCGGCTCACTTTGCTGATGGTACAACGATTACCTTCTCTGCAACTGGACAGATGGCTATTATGGTCTTTGCTGGTACTCAGTGGGAAATGATTCATACTACAGCAGCAGTGGCATAGCAAACTTGGGGAACTCTTAGCCGGGTTCCCCTTTTTTTAAAAGGAAATAACATATGGCTTTTAATAATTTAAACTATAAGATAACATACACAAGAGGAGCCGATATAGCATCAGCATCAGCACTACCTTTGTTTAGTGATGGTGACTTCTTCCATGTCACAGGGACCACAGGAATTACATCATTGGCTTCATTAGGCGTGGGAATGCAGGTAGTCTTGAAGTTTGATGGTATTGTGGTATTAACCCATCATGAAACATCATTGATTCTACCTGGTGATACAGACTATACAACTGCTGCCGGGGATGCTCTCAGGTTTGTAGAGTATTCAGCAGGTAACTGGAAATGTATTAATGCTCAGTCTGCTGGTGGTGGTGCTGGTGAGATTAGTAACGCTGCTTATGATGCCACCAGTTGGGATGGGGTTACCACTATTGGTGCTTCAAAGAATGCAATCAGAGATAAGATTGAAACGATGGGCGCAGCTTCAATAAGTGATACTGCTTATGATGCTACTTCCTGGGACGGGGTTACCGATATTGCTCCCTCTAAGAATGCAATCAGAGATAAGATTGAAGCAATGCCAGCAGAAATTGTAAGCGATACTGCTTATGATGAAACTTCCTGGGATGGTGTAACGACTATTGCTCCCTCTAAGAATGCTGTACGTGATAAGATTGAAGTAATGGTAAGCGATACTGCTTATGATGAAACTTCCTGGGATGGTGTAACGACTATTGCTCCAAGTAAGAATGCAATTAGAGATAAGATTGAAGCAATGCCAGCAGAGATCGTAAGTGATACTGCTTATGATGCGACCAGTTGGGACGGGGTTACCGATATTGCTCCCTCTAAGAATGCTGTACGTGATAAGATAGAGACGATGGTTTCAGAGTCTACAGGTACTTGGACAGCAACTGCAACATGCTCTGCCTCTGGAACGATTACTTTATACAGCACAAAGAATTTAATGTCATATCACAGAATAGGCGATACAGTATTCTATCAAGGGAGAATCACAGCTACCAGTGTATCTTCACCTAATGGATCTATAATGATATCATTACCATATACAGCAGCAGCAGGTACAGAGGACTCAGCATATAGTAGTAGTTCGACATACTTTCATGGGGTGAACGGGCAAATATGGGGATTGTTCGCTCAAATTTCACCCAGTACGGCTTACATACTTCTAGGAGAGGGTACTGGGGACGGAAGTGTTTCAGGAGTCACCGCCCAGGAGTGTCAAGCAAATACCTCATATATATTTAACGGTTCATACAAAGCTGTAGCAGTATAACATAGAAGGATAATAAAATGGCATTAGAAAAAGTAATAACATACACCCACGAAGTATTAGAGACAGGACACGTACAGGTGTTGCGTATCACCCGGATTATGGAAGACGGAAAGGAACTCTCACGATCTAATCATCGGCATGTAGTTTCACCCGGAGATGATATAACAAAAGAAGAAGAAGCAACTAAAAGGTTGGTAGTGGCCACACAGACCCCTGCCGTAATAGATACTTATATGGCATACGTTAATTTGCTAAAAGAGAATGACAAGACAAAGAAAGAGTTGGCAACCTTAGAGGCTGCTGCAATCATAGCTGCTGCTAACACTCAGTCTGATGCTATCCTATTAGAAGCCAACACAACGAAGGCAGAGGTAGAAGCATTCAAGGCAGAGGTAGCAACAGCACTTGAAGTTGCATTGCAGGATTCTGTTATTGATGATGAAGAGAAAGCAGGATTGTGGGATAAAGTAAAAGCATTCTTTAACCCTAAAACATAAAGGAGAAATAAAATGAGCTACACAGCAGTTCAAATATGTGCTAACGCATTAGTACGCTTGGGTGCAAGTCCCATTCAGAGTTTTACGGAAGGTACTGACATTGCAACTTCCTGTAGCTCTATTTATAATTTCAAGAAAGATTACATGCTCAGCGTGTACCCCTGGAACTTTACGAAGAAGTTTGCTCAGTTGTCCAGGCTTACAGCAGCACCGACAGCACAGTGGAAATATCAGTTTGCCCTCCCGGCAGATAAAACGATGGCTGGGATGATAGCTGTATTTACGAGCGCATCCGTGGGAGCATTACCTATTCAGGATTATACGCTTGTAGGTAATGTCCTGA